GAATACTACAATGGTGATTATATAGTATTATCAAAAAGCTACAAATGGGGTACTGATGGTACTGATAATTCTGGCAAAGATAAGCCTGTTGATAAGCCATTTACAACTATTATTCAGCTATATTCTGATAGTTTAGTTGATGAAAGTGATTATGTTAAGTCATTACTTGATAAAATATCTGGTGGAGTAAGTGCGACATGACAAAATTATTAGATAATTATTATGATGCCATAGTGGTTACAGATGCTATCGACCCTTTAAGTATGGGTGCTGTAAAAGTTAAAATACTTGGCGTTACAGAGACGCTTGCTGATAATGACCAACCATGGGCATTGCCATCTGTAAATAGCATTCAAGCAGTTCCAACTAAAGGTACTAATCTTCGGGTAGAATTTGATGAAGGCGACATTAACAAGCCTAAATATATGGGTTGGAGTCCTAAAAAATCCGCATTACCAGATGTATTTGTAGCTGAATATCCTAATATAGCAGTTTCAAACTTGGGTGATGATAGATTTATTATGGTTCATGATAGAGCGAAAAGAGATACTGGGATAATCCATCCTAGCGACAGCTCGGTATCATGGAATAACTTGGGGCAAATTATACATGATTCTGAAAAAGGTTATAATAATGCTGGTCAGTTTAGAGGCTCTGGTGGTACTAAAATACATTCAGTATTAACTGAGGCTACAATAGATATATTCTGTTGTACTCCTGTTGGTAATGGAGTTTCAAAAGGTGGTGCATATCAAGGTAGTGAGTATTTGTTTGCTACTCATATGGCACAAAGTACATATGATAGAATTGTGAGTGGCTCAACTCCATCAACCAACAATAATACAACAGCTAATCCAATAGAGCAATCCGCTGGAAATGATTCTAGTAAAAAAGATTTAGTTGATGCTAATGGCAATGTAGTTCAAAGTATTGACTTTATGCCAAGTCCTACAGCAATTAAATCAACCGATGAGGGGAAAATTAGAATAATAGTTGGATTTATAGGCCACAATAACTTTGCTGAAGTGGTGAATTCATGTATAGATATTTCTAAAAATTTCAGCGTACATTATGTTGTTGGAACTGGCGCTAATGCTCAGGAAACCAGTGGAAATCCTGACAGTAAATTAACTACACAGAATAACTCATTTGGTATTGCTCAATGTGCTGATATTTTAACTAATGATTGCTCATTCGCGTCAAATGCTAAATTCGCTAAATCTACAGACCCGGCAAATAAAAGAACTATATCCATCATGTTAATTGGTGATGGTAAGGTGACAAATGCATATCAATATGATATGGTTAGTAAAATTTTAGCAAACGCCAAGCGTATCATGGATAATACTGGAATTGAATTATTTACTACAAATGATTTAATTGCTAATCCAGCATTCGCCACTATAAACTTTGATAAAAGCAAGGTATTATAGATATGAGTGCATGTAATATAAAAGAAATTATAAGCCCAAATACAGCTACTAGAGGCGCAACTGAAGCAGCTTCAGCATATGCTGGCACTAAAAATAAATCAGATGTTAATTTTTTTGATAGCTTTGTCGATAGTATAAATTCAATAACCGAAATAATTAATAATACTAATTGCTCAGATAAATTAAAGAACATAGCTAAAAGCAAATTAAGTTTAAATGTAGCTGGTGTCAAAATCAATCCGGTTACTGTATATGACTGGGCTTATGACCAAGTAAATTTAAGTGCGCAACTTAACAATGTTGCCTCAGTTGCTAACTGGGCGACCAATGGTCAAGCGTCAACTCTTACAAGTGCCTTTTGTGTATGGGCCAAAAATATGTCATTATATTTTGAAACAATGCTACAAGCCGGTCTTGCCTTTGTGATACCATTATTCCAAAAAATACAAAAATATAAAGAAAAATTAGAACAGGCAATGATTCAATTTACCGATTCAATAAGCGGATGTTTAATAACTGTTGTTAATGACGCTCGAAACGCAACAAATAAGTTAATCGATAAAGCCACTGATTTTGGAGTGCTGGTTGATTTAATGAATTCATGCTCTTGTATAAAAGGAATTATCAAAAATATATCTGGCTGTCAAACTGATGATAATGGAAATCCTTTAAATGATGCTCAAGCTATTGTCGATTGTATTCAGAAAAAACTTAATATAAATCCAAGTCAATGGATTACATCTATTAATAAATTTATTGACAATACAATTATCGGTGGAATTAATAATGTTCATGATAGCATTACTGATGGAATTAGAGTAATAATGGATTTGCTTTATACACCAATTAGAGCTCTGGCTAGAATGTATTGTAATTTAATAGAAACTAAAGTAGATGTTTCATTCCTTGTTAAAAAATCTGGTGACATGAGATGTCTTTTGGTTTACACAAAAGAAATTAGAAAAGATGGTTCAAGCTATTTCGGCATGAATATTTACGATATATTGGCAACAATGCAACTATGGCTGAATTGCTTATCACCAATATGTAAATCATTTTCAGAAGATATTGCCAATGGTATAAAAAATTGGCGAGATGAGTATAAAATGAATACTAAATATTGGAATGATGTATTTACTGCTGATATTCGAGCTGCATGTAATGCATTTAGGAATGAAGATAGACGAGCAAAAACAACAACACTAAGAGAGATATACTATCGTAATGAAAAAACATCTAAAAAGAATTTCTTTAGTGTTATTGATTTTATGCGCTCGGTTGGGATTGTAAAGGGACCTGATAACAATCCATCTAACCAAACTTATACATCTACAGCATCTGCCGTTAATTTCAATCAATTTCCCGTCCCTAACGTCCCTTACAATGCAGCCGGAACATATAAATTCTTCCCTGGAATTGATGATAACATCACTTCTATAGTACAAGGCTTAGCAATATCCACTAGCATTGATTTTTACTTTCAAAAATATCAATCTTTAGTTATATGGGCTGGAAAATATATTAAATCACAAACTTTAATAGATTCAATGCAATCGATTGATACTAATGCAGGCGCTAGAAATTCAGTTATTACAACTGTAAATACAAACTCTAATCAAGATTCTTTTTTAGGCGATGAAATACCTGAAGAAATATTTGTAGTTCCCACGTATAAAGTTATTAATGATTACGATAGTAGCGAGGTTAATACAATTGAAGTGTCAGCTGTGCCTCCTCGTAATTTAGGTGAGACATTATCATCTTATTATGCGAGATGGTATAATTCTTTAGGAGTATAATCATGGCTGGATTTAACTATAAAACAGACACCAAAAAAGGTAGATATGATTTAATAAATCCCGCTAAATATATGGGTACAAGCATACCGGTATATAAATCTAAATGGGAGCAGAGAGTTTTTTTTGCACTTGATAAAAACCCATTTATACTTAGATGGGGATATGAGTGTATTGATATATTTTACCACCATCCATTATATATGCAATATACAAAATATCTTCCAGATATCTATTGTGAAGTTGTCATGCAAAATAATACAAATCAAAAATTTTTAATAGAAATAAAGCCTAGTAGATTTTGCACCTTACCTAAAGAGCCTAAAATGCCAAAAAAAGGAAACGCTCAAGCATCACAAAGGTATCAAAAATCATTAATGCGATACGAACAGAACAAAAGAGAATATCTTATTAATATGTGTAAGTGGGAAGCCGCTCAATTATGGTGTTTGAAAAATAATGTCGTATGGAAAGTTCTTAATGAGAACAACACGAATGGACTATTTAAATAAGGATTGTCAATGGCATGCTGTGAAGAAAAACTTATTAGCGATATATATGTACCGCTTAATAAACGACTATTAGATTTTGGGTCTGAAATAATTGGACCGCAACTTATGTTTAAATGTCCTCAAACTATGATATGGATATTTACTTTTTATTATGATGAAGACATGTGTGATGATTGTAAATTGCGATTCTCAGCTATGAATCATTGGTTTCAACAATATGAATTATTCGATGACCCCATAAGAAATGTTAAATGGATTGTAGAGGACGAGCCGAATAAAAATCTTATTTTTTCCGAAATTGGGTTTACTAAAACGCCTATGCATATATTTTGTAGGGGAGATGGTAGTATTATTGATATAGTAACAGGGTTTCCAGAGCCTCGATGGCTTACTAAATATATATTACCTATAATACAGGAATCACAAGTGTCAATATGATAGATAAAAAAAATGTTTATATAATCGGCTATACATTAGAAGCCGCATACAGAGCTAGGCAGTTAGCCAATGAAGGTAAAAATGTTATTTTCATGAAAACCGGTCAATTAGGTTGGCCTTTAGATGATATAAGGGATTATATATCATATGAGGATGTGTTAAAATTAAAAACACTTAGCATTGACTTTGAATTCGAAGCACTATATAACTCTACTTTCATGTTTATTCCATACGAGCAATTGAAGTTTATTAATAATCGCAACGGCCTTATAAGCTGGCCTTTAAATAAATCTAGCTTTGATTCTGCCGAAGAGTGGGAAGAGATGTCATTTAATTTATCAAAACTATCTGAGTTTAAACAAAAATTAGAGGGCTCTAGTAATTATATCAATATATATAAAAGTTTTTTTCCAAAATGGCTATACGATAGTCTCATCAAGCATGTTGGAGTCAATAAATGGGGTGGTCAACGCCAATCAAAAATATCCAAAGACGGATTGTCTCGCGAAATTCGACTTACATGTTTGAGTACAGGGAATACTGGGGTTATATATCGACCAGTTAATGGTTATGAGTTTTTATGTAAGGAGTTGCTATCTCATAGTAATATAACAATTCACAATACTGAATTGAGTGAGGTTAATAAAATACTAATAACGCGACATAAAAATTTTGATGTGATAATGATGGATAATAGAGTTGATTGTGTTCTTGATTATATTTTTGGTAATTTCGAAAGAGTTATATGGTCAAACGAGAAAGCATCTGCTAATTACATAGAAGAGTTTATTGATATAGCTGATGGCATAGTATTCACACCCACAAAAGAGTATTGGTGTACAGTCAATAGACTTGGTGATGTTATTCGAATTAAAAGCCAGGTAATTGATTCTATTCCATCTAAAAGCATTTCGGAAATATCACCAACTACTGCTAATAAAAAAATTTATAACGAATATAAAAAAATAGTTTCATTATATTCAGGTAAAATTCTAGATTTGGATAAGAACTTCAATACAGTAATACTCTGATGAAAACTTGTTTAATTATACCAATTCACAAACAATCAAATAATTGTAGAAAAATTTTTGATGGAATATTGGGTCAGTCTATACGGCCCGATTTTATTTATCTAATCATTGATAGGGCTACTCATGATGAGTTCAATCAGATAAATGATTTGACATCAATGTACGATTTAAATTTTAAAATAATTAGAATAGACATTATACCCGATTTCATACCAAGAAAAAGTGATTTGCCTGTATTTATGGCTGGATATATACGTAATATTGGTATAGAGCACGCCCTTAAAGATGATTGTGAAATATTTATATTTATTGATGGCGATTGCGTCCCTCAAAAAGATTTAGTCAAATATCATATTCAGCAGTGCGATAGAAAAATACCAGTCATATCAGTTGGACGGAGAAGAGAGTCTAAATATGGGTGGAAAGACCAGAGAGAGGTTGATGCAAATTTAATGCACTTAAATCTCTTTGGTAATAACGGAATTGTAATTAATAATCCGGAATTATTGAAACAGTCTTTAGTTTTATGGTCATGTAATGTATCAATCAATAAGTCAGCAATTGATTTATTGTATAGATTTAATTTAAAATATTATGCGCGAGTAGAAATATTTAATAGTTTATTTTTGGGTGAGTGGGGTGGTGAAGATTCGTTCCTAGGAGTAACTGCATGGCATTGTAGAATTTTCATATCTACTATAGGCGCTTTATCAACTGGGATTGAACATATCGACCATCCAAGGCCAGTTGATAAATATACTATAAATCATAAAGAGTACTTTGATAATCAAGTGGACAATTTAAGAAAAAAGGTAATGGTTAATCCACTACCATTAGATTTTTTTTAGTTAAGACTCATCTGTAATCACTTTAGCAAAATTATAATAGAAAAATGACTCATTCCATTGACCACCACCTGTATCATTTCCATTATTTGATAAGGCGCTACCATCAGTTGACATCGCTCCATTCCCTCCACCCCTCACTCTACTTCCAACGCCTGAGCTATTATCCAATAAACCCCTGAGAGTATCAGAATACACTTCTTGAAATGTATTTGGTACCTTAAATGTAACATCAAACGTCATCTGTTTAGCATCTATTTGATTAGTATATTTCATATTACTCATCGACTCCATTGTAACGGAATTGAATTCATATAATTGCACTGGAAGTAAATCAATATCCATTGAATCATTGTTAGCAACTCGCTTACCACCAGTTTCTTTTGTTGAAGATGTAGTCGTTGTAGGCCCCCCTTGAGATGCTGCCACCCATATTCCGCATTTATGTAGTGAGCTTTTGGGCATGAGTTCTAATTGATTGAAATAAGCATTATGTAATGAATTGAAAAATTGAAATAAATTCTGACTCATATCATCTACAATAGTCACCGTCAATGCTTGGACACCGCCATAACTTTTAACTAATGGATATACAATTGGTTTTATTGCATCTATAGAGTATGTGGTGTCAATTTCAGATTTCACTAAAGGAACGTCTGCCGTCATTACAGCCCACCTCATTCTTACCATATTGCCAGATTTTTTAAATGTACCACCATCTACATGGTTTTGTACGAAATTACTAAATGCTCGTGTAAATATACCTGAATCACCATTAAATGCTTTAGCGCCATCACTTTTAACAGTACCTGGAACAATTCTAGGTAACTTCCCATCGTGACTAGCATTGCTATTCATGACGCGCAATGCAGTATCAACATATGCGCCATAAAATCCTACATCAAAAAAACAAGGTCTGAAAATAGTAGCCTGATTATAAAATGCTGTGTACATTTCAGTAGTGGTTTGTGTTATTCCTATATTGCTAAATGTTGCCATAATGCTTATCCTAATTTACTACGCATGCTGGGATGCTATCTGGGTGTGGTGGTTCTTCACGTTTTATACTTTGCAAACTATAGACAAAACTGATTGTAAATGTTACTGGTTCTGGTCCTAAAAAATTTAAACTTAAATCACTTAATTCAGTTGGGTAGCACCTCTCAAATCTAATAGTTTGGTGTTTTTGCATCGAATCATCAGCCATTACAATATCAATATATGGAATCCATGTCAATCGATTTCTATAGATTCTATCTAACCCCCACACTCTACTATAAGGGTCTAACATTGGAAATGCTGGCTGTGTAGAGCCACTTTGAATTGTTTGCATGTATCTGAAAAAATTCCAATAATTCTCTTGCCTATCATCAGCAATCATTGTAATGGTTAGAACTTTATCATAGTACATATTGTCTTCCGTTATCGGAATATGCACATAAGCCTTGTAGTTTCCATCTGTCACATAGCGAAGACTCATACCTGTTGATGTGAATGATGTAATAACTGCATTTATAGCCTCACCAGGAGGCGCATCTGCTTGCTCATATGAAACAGGTAGATTAGCAATTACACACCTGGCAGTGCCTTGGTGTAATCTATTTAGATTGTGGTCTTGAAATACAGTTCTTCCCATTTTGCGTTACCTCAAAGATATATCGGATGCGTATTTCCGTCTTTTGCCGAAAAATGCAATGTATCTACCTTATCTGATAGTTTATCAAAAAAGTCATTATCTATTAAGTGGTCACACGAACCTTTTTGCACAAAAGCAATAGTTGCGTGTGGATGATAATCCGGATGCGTATCAGTATTATCCAATGATGATGAAATCATTTTATTTAACATCATTAATTTATCGCCTTTAACATCAATTTTCAATACATCATAATCAGGATGCGAGTCAAATTTTGTTATTTTGCCAAATTTTAATGGAATATTTCCAATACCACCAATTAAATCTATTAATGGTATAGGGTCATCACTATGTAATCCATATTTAACTGTTACATGCGGTTCTGTTTCATACCCATCTATACCCTCATCTTCATTAATATATAGCACGTTTTTAGGTACGTGTTTTTTTGCCCAATATCTCATTAGTATTACTGAATCTTCATTTAATGGCAGTAATGCACAGCTATAAGAATACGGTGTCTTGCTGATAGATTTATCTTCATCTTCTATTTCGAGAGATTCATGAATGATTGTCGCGCGTTTTTTTGCGCGCGGTATTCCCGTAATAGAATTATTTAAATTATTATGCATAATATCCTCTTTATATTAGTTTATAAAAGAAAAACCCCTTTCGGGGCTTTTCTATTTATTTCTAATGTGACGTATTTTTGCTGTGTTGAAATTTAATTCATTGTGCGGCTTTGATACATTTGGAATATCCTGTTTCCCCATATCAGATTTTGGCTTTACAACTCCTACTAATTTATTTCCAGATGGATTGGCTGCATCTGACTTTTCAACTGTTTTAGCAGTAATCTCAGAATTAGTTATTTGTTTTTTTGTTGTGGTATTATTTAGTAATTCAGTATGCTTTGGCTTTACCACGCCAACTTGTGAATCTGGCAATACAATAGAATGGTCTGTATTATGTTTTTTTTCAGCTCCAGTTGTGCCGGTTTTTGTGACTTTTGGACCATTTGTAGCGACATCTACTTTTTTAGTAGCCGTTCCGTTTAATGTTTCTGCATGTTTTGGTTTTACAACACCAACTTGTGAGTCTGGAAGTTCAACTGAGTGATTCGTATCGTGTTTTATTTCAGTTCCAGTTGTGCCAGTTTTTGTGACTTTTGGGCCATCTGTAGCGACATCTACTTTTTTAGTGGTTGTTCCGTTTAATGTTTCTGCATGCTTTGGTTTTACAATACCAACTTTGTCAGATAAAACAATAGGAGATGTTGACAGTGATTGTTTCAATCTACCGACAGTAGTATCAGCATTATATTTAACTATCTTAGGAGTTTCAGACATTCTTCTACCACGCTCATCCAAATAAGCTTTGTAATCGGTATAAGACTCAACATTGTCTTTTACTGGAGTCCAGAAGGCAAACATATTTTGATTATCAGTATTGCTATGGAGTGTTTCTCTATACTCTAATGGGCGAATGTTCTGATAGTTTTTTTCAAGTAATGATTCTATGTCATCATTCGTAGGCATTCCGAGGAATGAAAGGTTTTTCTTGGTCATTTTGATATTCCAATGTCAATATAATCTTAGTTTATAAACTATGTAAAAGTATTGGAAATATTACACATGAACAAATACACTAAATTCTTGAACGATTTAAAACCACTTAATCCAAGCCTCATAGAGGGCGTTTCTAGAGCCTATGCGGTCATATTCGAAGAGGGTAATGGGGTAATGACCTTAGCGCAGATAAAAGCAGCTCGTTTGGCTAAAGCAGCAGAAAGAGAGGCGCAAAAAGAAACGCAAGTGCCTACAAATAAACCTAGACGCGAGTTTAGAACGCGTAGCAAATATATAGAAAGATTATCTGAGCTTGGATATCCAGAAGACGTTGTTGATAGAGCTGAGGATTTAATTGGCAATCTAAGAAGAGTTAATGAGTATTCAAATAAAACTACTACTGAGGGTGCTAGAAAAGCGGGTAGCGCTGAGAAGGAAATTTATAATTTTGAAAGAAATATGATTTTAGGGTTAGATAAAGCTAATGAACAATCATTGGATAATCTGGTAAAATATATAAATTATGTAGATAATAAATGGAATTTCTCTGAAGATGAAAGTAATAATTTAAAACCAATGGGATTACCAGAAGATTACATTGAAGATGAGGACGAGGCAATTGACGAAGATGATGACATAGACGCAGGCTATTAACCTACATCCGATTAGTGAGGGGGTTCAATTTATTGCGCTCCCTTCTTTGTTGTCTATTTTGCTCTTTTTCTAATTCACGCATTTTGCGTTTTATTTCACGTTCACGCAATTGATTTTTTTCGCGAATAGCTTGGCGAACTGTTTTATTTCGCTCTCTACGCTCCCTACTGATATTGCCGCGAGCAATAAACGTTTCAATATCCGGAATTAATCTACCGATTTTTATCTCTTCATCATTCATTGTATTTACAGCATTTTTTCGCTGATTCGCCTGCTCTCTAATATATTTTTTGCTTTCATCAATACTATCCCAGATGCCATACATATTGTAATAGTTTTGATAAATCCATTTGTTTAATGCAGAACCGCTGAGGGGTGTATTTGGTAGGTTGCTTTGAGGCACCATTCGGTCATCTTTCCACGCTTTACCTTTTACAAATACTTGTTGTACTATTAATCTACCACTTTCACTAACTTTTATCAATGTCATATTTTTGGCGTTTGCAGCCCAATTTATGCATTTACTGCGAATAGTATTTTTATCATTATAATATAGTTTTACAGTTTCAGTGCATTGAAATGCAACTGCCCAGAAAAAACCCCTAACATCAGATGGGCCAATACTTGATAGTTCACGCGTAAACATATATCCATTGCGTCTACCACCGACTTCCTCTGGCTTTGAATTGGTGTCAATTTTCCAGAAACTATTTACATTTGGATTTCCGTGGTATAATTGATTCTCAACAATATCTCTAGCTTTAATCTCTGATTTCATAAGGTCTATATACCAAATATCATCCCTTAATAATGTTGGATTGCTTGTGTGATAAAACACATTTAATGTTCCATCAACGAAGTCAAGCCATTGCTTGTCAGTCTCTTCTTGGAAGTTAAACGAGCTAAACCATTGGGCGTAAATTTCTTGAGCATCCAATGGCAGTTCTTCGACTAAATACATATTTCTAAATTGAGATGGGTGAAATCCATAGTTACGACTTTTAGTGGCAACCCAAAAATCCAAAATTATATCTTTATGGTCTTTCCAGTTAATCCCATCATTAATATAATTCACTAAACGAACTCCGGCAATTTTGACTGACTTCATGATAATCTCATTATTTTCTACTTTAGTTTATATTTTTGCCTTGTAAATCACATAAAAATTTCTATAATACATTCATCAAGACAACTATATATGCACTGCATCTAAGGAGATTACTATGATAGATAAGATTTTCCCAGGCACTCTAATAAAACACACTCATTTTTACGAAGAAAATGATGTGTTTGTAAAATTCTCAATAAAACATACCAGTGAGGGTGATGTCCAATCTTTCATTGATTCATTCGAGCAGAAGATAGCTAATGATAGCATTAAGAGCCTATTCAATTATCCAATTCGCTGGAAAAAAATTGTAATCGATACCACTGACTATGAAAAATGCCATATGAATGTAAGTTTCGATGAGGTTGATTTTGACTGTGACCTAACTGAAATTGCAGTATCTCGCAAAATAAAAAATGGAGCCGAGTCATTTGAATATGTATTGACATTCAGTAAAGATGTCGGATTACAAAATGAAGATAGTGCTTTTGTCAAAACCTATCTAAAATACAAAGAAGAAGATGAGAATGGAAAAAAGAAGATTGTAGAGTTTGATGTCAATCTTACAGTCATCCCAATTACACGCACTGGTAGTGATTCGGCTGAATTGTTTTAAATAAAAAAAGGTGAGATAACTCTCACCTTTTTATTTTATATCTTTTTTATTTCTATTGTGTAGCTATCTACAGGAAGCATTAATGATGGGCTGTTTCCATATTGACCATATTCCGAATAAGGATATTCAATAAGCGTATTATGACCTAGACTTCCATTAGCTTGTAGAAAATGAGTTCCTGATAGTCCTATAATATGCCATTTAGCTGGTTCACAATTTTTATTCAGCTTGCAAATGGAGTTTCCATCATTAATCCCTCTATTTGTGTAGGTGTATTCTAAATCATAATCATACGATACTATGAATTTATGTACAATAACACGACTACTATTTATTACTGATATTTCATATTTTGGTGATTCCTTCCATCCAATATTAATATTACCTAATCTCCTGGATGTACCAAATGCCATATTGGTTTTACTATATAACTCGTTGACTTTTTTAATAAAATTAAAAGTAGGATGTCCTTGAATAATGTCACTTCCACGATTTAAGTCGTATGTTATAGGGATGAAACATTTTTCATTCCATTTCGCTAAATTACTCTCATAATCAGCTAGTGTCTTTTCAAATGCTTTGGTTTTTTTCGCAAAAGGCTCGTTTAAAAATTTAATATTAAAATTAAATAGAACGCTATCGTCTGAAATTTGCTCTTGTGCAGATTCGACACTCAATGGATATAGATTTGTTGGGTCCAATGAATTATTAATAAACATTGGCATCGCCTCTACGCAGGCAATCATTTTTTCATTTTTATCAGCATATGATTCAATTGATTTTATTTTACTGAAATAAATTTTTTTCGAAAACTTGCTATAGATATCCATAAATGCATCGAGTTTTTTACCAATAGTTTTGCATTCTGGATTTGGTATTGAATTGATGCTTACTGATGTGCATTTTCCTTTATATATAATTTGCGCCAATACATCAGATTGATATTGCAGGCTATCGAGTGATTTCGTCTCAACTTCAGACAATCCACTAACCATTTTCAATGATTTAATATCAACCTGTACACTTTGAATTTTATTCAATGCATCCATATTTATTATTGATGCATGAGA